ATGAAGAATCTGTACCGTCCAATATCAAAGAACCATCAATAACAGAAACAAATCCAGTAGCAGTTGCAGTACTAGTACTTGTCTCTGTGGTAGTAAATGTGAGAGCATCTCCTACATTATAGTTCGTACCAGCATCATCAATAATAACTTCACTTACACTACCTCTTTTAACCGAAGCAACTGTTGCTAAAGCTTCACCATTACCGATTGATTCTTGTGCATCAAGTTCTACTATATCACCTACTTCATAAAGAATACCACCATTAGTTACATTAAAGTTTGTAACCATTCCTCTAATGGTAAATGTCATAGTGACATCTTGAACAGTAGAAGTTCCTGTAATAGTTTCTCCGTCCGTAAATGTTCCAACTATCGAAGTAGGATTTAATTCAAACTGAACTATAGTTTCTCCACCCTCTGCCGTAGTCAAAGCACTTGAAACAACAGCTGTTGCACCAGAAGTACCACCCGTAATTGTTGTTCCAATGAGTTCTGTAGAGACAGCATTTACGCCAGGAGAAGTTCTCAATATTATTCGGTTGACCCAGTTACCATCTGATGCTCGCATCATAAATTTGTTTGGGTAAGTGACCTCAGAATTTTGTCCTAGTAACATCCTCATAAAAATCTTATGACCTTCGGATGTTCCCTTTGCTCTGTACAGTTCTCTTATGTTCTTTATTAAATTTCTTTTATCAACACCATCAGCAAGCTTGTTTGGTATTGCGTTCATAAACGATTCACGCAGTTGATCCAAGAAATCGTATATGGTGTTATCTACGTTTGCGTATTCTAATAATTGTTGTAGAGTTTGTACAGGGTTTGCTCTATATCTATCCACTGTACCTGTAGCACTAGAAGTTCCACCCGTAATAGTTTCGCCTGTTTGGAATTGCTGTTGAGATGTTATGAACATTCTTGGTGTTGCATTACCAAGGTCATCAACGAGAATTTTTGCAGTAGCCTTACTTGTTGAACCTGTAATGGTTTCACCAACGACAAACTTACCGTCAGTTCCACTACCACTCTCTAAAACAATTTCATTACCGTCTACATCTAATACGCTTGATGGAGTTTCTAATTCTAAAAGTAGATTATCAATATTAACCGTAACTCGTAATTCACCAGCTTCAAGATACTCATAATAGTATTTTAAAAATTTTACAAATAGGGGATGGTCTGCTTGTATAAAGTCAGGAACCTGACCTTCTATTAAAGGACTAAGCTTAGTTGTTAGGTCTGATGAATATCCGTTATCAAAAGGAGCCATCGGTTAATAGCCAGACGGCGTTGTGTAACTAGAGGTTGTATTATATGATGACCCTGCCGAAGAATCTCCTGTTGATACTGTATCTACATCACCTGTTATAGTAGTGTTTGTAAAATCTATTTCTAATAGTTGATTACGAACAGGAACAATATCATTTGAATCTGGTGATGCTGTTATTCTTATTAAACTAGAAGCTGCACCATCAACATTTGATATGGTAGTAATATTAATACTGTTGATAACAATCTTACCATTTGTATAATCTACTGTTCCTGCTGTAACATCTTGATATATTCGCACACCAGCAACTTGATAATAGAGTCTTAAAATTCCACTACCATCATCATCAAAGAACATATCATTAACTGTATCTCCACTAATCTTAAATCCAGTAGAAGCTATCACACCACCACCAGCAGAATTATGACCATCATGTGGATTATAAATTTTATTATTAAGAGGGATAGTGTATGATGTTGCTGTACCTATTGTTGGCGTTAAATCATGAGCCATAGTTACATTTGTAATATTACCCGTTATAGAAGTATCAGTATCATCTATAAGTCCTGTTACCTTTGAGTGTCTGAATACTCCTTCAAATTGACCTAAAGTATCAGAGTTAAAATTTACTAACGTACTAGAAATTGCTGATGCTAATGAAGTTGAAGTTTCAGTAGTCTTACTAGAATCAAATTTAAAGGTTACTTGCAAAATTAATTTTGTAGTTTGTACATCAACAATAACTGGCGTTATAGATGCAACTGTGAATGGAGCAAGGTCAGTAATTAATTGTGCTTTTTCAGTAGCAGTTAAACTATTACCTGTCGTAGATTTAATCGATATAAAAACTTTACCATATTCTGGTGTATCAACAACACCAAGACTCGTATCAAAAGAACCAGCCTCTCCACCAAAGACTTGAACAGCTTGTGTGTTGGGAAAATACTTCTTTGCAAAAACTTTATAATCCTCTGAAGTAACACAACGGCCTTGAGAAGCATAATCCAAAGGAGCATTATACTTTATAGATGAAAGACTTTCTGGAGCTGCGCCAGCAGATGCAATAGCTGATGTTGCGACTGATATATCCGTAACACTTGCAATTGCTGCAGCATTTGAAAATAATGTTGCTCCGTTAGCTGCAGCTTTATTAGATACGACATATGTAAGTATAACAATATTGTCATCAGAAAGAGCAGTACCTATAATACCGTCACCAAAATATATTTCAAATAATCCAGCCTCAACTTCCTGTAAAAAGTAAACATTACTTCCACCGGCCACTTGAGTTATATCCGTTGCTTCTGTAAATGTGTTGGAAGATGAATCTGTAGATGATGTTTGAACTTTGACAATTAAAGTACTGGTATCTGCTCTGTTATCAGTAAGAACAAATCTCTGATCTATATCAGAAGAGTCCACAGTATATCTTGTTGTTATAAATGTACCTTCATAGATATCAATACCAACAAAAGGAATAGTGTTACCAGTATTAGATTTTGTTACATCCGTAATGGTTGAAAATTGATAAGACACATCATTCACAGTAGTATTAAAAACAGTACCAGAAGACATTGTTGCAGTAGTGTCATTTGTATTAAGAGTAACATCCACCGTTGCCTTTGCAGCACGAGCGGAAGTTGGTACATACCCCAATGTCTTTGCGTGAGAAACAATACTTGATCTTAATGATGCACTGTCTAAAAACATTTCGTTAGCTAACATATTTGCGTTGAAGCCAAGATAATGAGTATTGTATGCTAGAACATCTAACAATGCACTCATACCAGAACCCTCAAAATCATAATCGGTAAATTCAGTTTGAGCACCTAGAAATGTTTTAAGATTATCCTTAACATCATCAAAATCAAATTCTGTAACTTCTAATCTTTTATTGTTTGTTGCCATTATCGTAATACCTCTAGAAATACTGTTAAGTCAACAAGCTCTGTAGGTGTGTTAACAACAAAGAACTCTATCGTCACTTCATATTCATTACGATCTATATGTGGATCAGTCCTAACACTAATAAGATTAACCCTTGGTTCAAAATTCTCAATAACATCCTCTATTTTTTTTGCAAGAACAAAGGCTGAAATATAACTCATATCTTCAAATAGTAAACCCCTAATACCAGAACCAATTTCTGGATGAAAGGGTTTCTCACAATTGTTTAATAAAATAAGATTACGTACAGACCTTTTAACAGCCGCAATATCAGTAACCTTTCTGACATCCTTAGAGCCTTGAGTCTTTGCAAAGAACAAATCTAAATCTCTATATTGCCGCACATTACGATCTATGTCATTTTGACCTTGTGCATCAGTATATGCGGTTGGTGTAGCCATTAAGTAGGACTCCTGTTATGTTTATTTATAAGGAAAACTATGAAGTTTGTTTTATTATAAACTTTTCATTTCTCCATTTTTCTTTTGCGTTCACACGAATGAATGGTTTATCCTTTTCACCCTTATTTGGGTTAGGTATTGTTAACATAACATTTTTACCAGAGTTAAAAGCTTTAGTTTGGTTGATTACACGTTGCATACCACTCATTTCTCTACGACCAGCTTTAACACTCCACGCTGAAACATTATTTCTTTCACCCTTGGATGTTGAAGATTCTCTTGATTTCTTTCCCATAATATGGATTCCTTTTAATATAATTGTATTTATACAGTTTATGCAACCTTAACATTTGGGTTATAAGAAGAATGGTATCTGTACCTTACAATTATGCTATCGTATTTTTCTGATGTTTTTTGCGTAACAACTATATTCTTACCAGAGTTAGTATACGTTTCTCTTTTAAATGCTTGACCTTTAGATATAAGTGCAGCTGGAAAAACAGGTCTTTCTAAGATTACAGTTTCACCAGCCACTGTACCCGTTAATATGCCTGTAACAGAAGCTATTACACTTGGTGTATATTTTAAAGTTATAGAATAACTTGAAAAAATTTCAGTTATATTTACTGGCCTAGAAGAAAACCCTGATGGAGCAACATTTGCAGTTACGGATTGCTTAGGTGTAGTTAATGCTTTTGTTATTGAACTACCATTAGGAGAAGAAAAAGTAACATTTTGTTTTTCTATAGCACTGGCATAATATGAACCTAAAGATGCATCTAAATCTGGATTATCTATGAGGTCTAATTCATAATTTTCTTTTGCTTCATTAATAGCATTAATTCTATTTCCCAACATAATAGCATTAGTTATAATTTT